GGCATTAAAATCATATTAATAGAAAATCCTGCACCAGCTAAAGCATTCCCAAGTTGTTCACCAAGAGCAAAGGCAACATCGGTTAAAGTATTTTCTACTAAATCTGTTAATTGATCATTCAACTTTCCAATATCAACCATTGTGCTTTCAATAGCATATTGAGCATCAGTCATTGGTTGAACAATATTTTCAGTTATAGCACCTTTAACAATGCTACCTACTTCTTCGGATGTGTCACCTAAACTTCTCATTGATTGAGAAACGCCATCTACAAAACCTATACTACTTTTTATTTTATCTACTAAATCATCAGGAAATATATCTTTAAATGTAGTTTCTTTAGGACCACTAAATTTTGGTAAAGGAGAAACGCTTAAATCTCTTCCTTCTATTTTATCCCATTGTTCATTTACTTTACCTAAAGTATCTTTTAATTTATTGTATTTATCAGCTAACTCTATTGCGTCAGATGATAAAGCACCTTGTGATAATACAACGCTTTTATATTTATCCTCAGTAATTTTTAACTCCTCATTTAATAACTCGTATTTAGTTTTAACTTTATCTGTACTATTATTTAAATTACCATTACTATTTATGTCTTTTTCTTTAGTACCCTGTAATACATCTAATTGATTTTGATATTTTGCAATCTCATCTTTTAAATTTTTAACAGTTTCAGAATTTTTACCATATTTTTTTGAACCTTCTTCTAAAAAAACATTTAAATCTTTAACCTTATTACTAAGGTTTTCAATTTTTTCTGCTTTTAATTTATCGTTAAAAGTACTTTGTTTGTCAGTTAATGTTACAAGACTTGCTTCGGTTTTGTTATAAGCATTTTTTAATGTTTCAATTTTAGTTCTTAATGCATCAATATTTGTACCTTGAACATCGTATTGTGTACTTACATTACTACCAAATCCAGTTACTGGACCTTGTTGCTGCTTTTGAAATTTTGTTCTATTCTGTTCTGCAATAAATAATTGCTCTTCTAAATCAAGCAATTTCTTTTGTTGTTTTTCAAGAACTCCTTGTGCGGCTAATACTTTAAATTTATTTTGTAAAGCAATATTTCCTTTTTCTTGTGCAATCCTTATCGCATCAATACTTGTTGCCTCTTCTAATAGATTAGGTAAATAATCTGAATACTTATTATTTATTGTTTCAAGTGCTTTTGACCTTGTTACTAAACTGGCATTTGCATCTTGAAGAACATTCATTAAACTATTAAACTCTACACTTTCTTTTCTTGCATTTTTAGCACCAACGGACAAATGGTCATTAAAAGTGTCCATTGGTTTTGAAGCCTGATTGTAATTATTAACTAACAATCCAACTGCAAGTGTTGCGGCCGCTATAACTGTAATCCAACCACCCGTTGTTAAAGCCAATGTTTTAGTGACTTTATCAAATAACACAAGTTGTCTAACTGCTTGACCCATTACATAAATAAATGTACCTAAAGCAGAACCAACTTGTCCTATAATCCATGCTAAGCCACCAAATATGGCTATGTTTTTAGTTGCACCTAATATAAACTTTTGCATTCCATCAGATAGACTTCCAAACCAATCAGATAACATATTTATCCTTTCAGTTACACTATCTATTACTGCTTCTAAATCAATATTCTTTAAAATGGCTTTACCCATTTCAGCAGAGGCAAATTTCAATGCATCTCTTAGGTTATCAAATTGATTCCTAATACCACCAGTTGAGTTCATGACCTCAGGTAATACACCCAATGATTCAGTTAGTCGCATAGCAAACTCCTTGGCACTAACACCAGTTGCCCTTACTGCCTCAATGTTATCTGTATTAAATGCTAATTTTAAAGCCTTGCCAATTAAAGGAACGGCAGATTGAATAGGCTTAAAATCTTCTGCAAGAATCCTATTCTTAGAAATCATTTGAGTTAACTGATATTGAACGGCTTCTAACTCAACCGCACCGCCACCAGTTGTAGCAATAGCTTTACCAAATGTTTCTAATACTTTTCTTGCTTGTTCTGCCTTTAAACCTACCGCTTGTAATCTAATACTACCTCTAACTGCTTCTTCAAATCCTAAACCAGGTAACTTTGCACTTTCTTTTAATTTACTTAATTCTTTTCCTGCCTCACTTGTACTACCCATTACCGCAGCCATGCCTCTTTCTAACTGATCCATAGAAGCGGCAGCATTAACAAAACTTGAACCCATAGCAATTATAGGTCCAGTAAATCCTAATGTTACGCCTCTACCAATAGCTAAAGCCTTTTGGCTAAATGCCGCCATATCTCTACCTACTGTCTTTAATGCCCTTTCTAAGGGACTCGCATCAGCACGGATTTTTATAGATAGTATTCCTTGAGCCATTATAGTATTTCTTTAGTTAGCATTGAGTTACCATTAACCAGCGTGTCCATTAAATCCATTTCTTGGTAATCCCTATCTGTTAAAGTTCTTTGTTTAAAGTTGTGATCCCACGGAAATTTTATAAGATCAGCAGGTTTTAAACTTTTACTTTTAGAAACATAAGGTAATAATGAATGATATGCTATAAATCTTGTTTGCTCCCAACTTAGTCTATATTCATTGTTTACAGAGTTATAATAACCATCAATTTTAATCATTAATTCTCTCCAATCAAACATATTCATTTCATCAGGTGTCATCTGTAATTCACCCAAACACATTCTTTCGATATCTTCAATCTCAAGAGGCTTTGCGTTTGGGTTACTTAGTTTTTTTCGTTTTCAGTCGAACCGCCTCCCATGCTTTGAGCAACTAAATCACTAAAATCCTGTAGCTTGTTGTAATCATCAACCAATTCGCAAAAGGTTTCTAAATTATAAGGGTTATCTTTTCCCTCTCTTTTATAACCGTTCTCTACACCTAAATAAATAACTTCATACAATAAACTCAAATCATCGTCTAAGGCTTCCTTAAACAATGAGAATTTAATGTTTTTTTTCTTTAAAAATAAACTTAATGCATATCCACCTAATTTAAAAGGGATTTCATTTTGATTTATTTTAATGTGATTTACCGATACCATAAAAAAAGTTTATTGATTTATAATTGGATACTAATGAAGGTTGACAAATTGCCAACCCCCAAATAGTATCGGAAAAATTTATGCAGTTGTAGCAGTAACAATATTTGAATATTCTCCTGTTCCTGTAGCATTTATAGCAGCAATTCTAAAGTTATATACTGTACCAGTAATTAACCCAGTTACCGTTGCAGTAAGTGCAGTAGATACCGCATCTGTAAATGTCAAATATGTTTGTGAATTTGACGTCTTGTATTGAACAAGGTAATCAGTTACTGGGTAACCACCATTAGCCGTTGGAGCAGTCCAAGTTAATGGCATAGTTGTAGTAGTTGGAGTACCAGCAGCTGCAGTTGGGGCGCCAGGAACAACTTTAGTGTATCTTGTAACCGCACCATTTACTCTTAATGAACAAGAAGCAGTAACGCTTTCTTGGTTTGCAGCACTTAATGACAAACTTTCAATAAAAGCATTGAATGTAAATATAGAATCACCAGTAATATCTGATGTATATGTACAAACAATTGATGTCCCAGAATCCCAAGATGAAAATAATGTGTTGAATTTTGTGTTGGCACTTGCGTCACCAATGTCAGCAAACATTAATTCAGTTGAAAATGTAGCTGATTTTTGCCCAGGACTAACTTCTACCCATGCAGATGTGTTATCCTTGTGTGCGAGTTCTCGCATTGCTCTTGTCAAATCTAATGTATCAGATGTTGAATATGCAACCGCAACACCATCTACATATAATCGCAACAAAGAACCGTTCATTATTCCAGTTGTAGCCATTTTGTTTTATTTTAATTTTGACTTAATCTTGTTTCCTTTTTCCATTTCAGTTTCGTAATTTATGTCATGCTCATCAACTTGCATTTGCTCCATTAACTGTTCTTCGTTGACAATTATTGGCACATAAACTACTTCTTTCTCTGGTTCTTTTGTAGGCATGATTTCAACATCAACACCATTGTAGGATTTAGCAACACCTAATTTATATAAAGATGACGCAAAAGTATCTAAGACTTCACATACATCACCTTTTTTAAAATTATTATGTTCTTTTAAAAAAATAATTCTCATAATCTGTTTATTTTAAATAAAAAATCTATTGCTATCCAATATATTTTGTCTTCCATTACAGGATCACCAGTCATTTCATCTTCAAATATACACCAATCTAAATTAATAGAATTGTATGTACCCCTTAGATTATCAAATTTATTCCTCAAAGCAATAGCAACATTCTCACTCGTGTCGTAATTATTGGAATAAATAAAAAAAGTAACCTTAATCATATCTAAGGGACTAACAATATTTTTTGCCCTTGTTGGTTCTGTTCTTACTTTAGAAAATGTTATATAGGGATAAGTTACACTATTTGGTGCTTCTTCCGGATAAACTCTTGTTCCTATTAAACCAACAAGAGTA